CGCAATCACCATCATTCGGCGATCTATCTCCGATGGACCTCAAGACACAGTCGGCGTTCGTAATGGCCAAGATTGCCCGCTTACCGTTCGAAGAGCGCGCCGTTCTATGGTGCCTCCACGTCCAGCGCGAGACGGAAATCATCTACCTGTCCACCAAGACCCCGCAGCGTTGGGGCATGAATACCGACAAGGACATCATCCGCAAGTGGTGCACTGGCGAGGGGCTTGGGTGCCGAGATATTGGAGATCGGCATAGCGTGCATTACTCGACGGCTAACCGCTATGAGAATGAGGTGATCAGAGGTGTTGAGGTCTGGATGCACAAGGCTTATGCAACGCTTGAGATACAGCATCGCCCTTTATTGGATCGGCTGATTTACGCGGAACGCTTGACGGCGTGATGCAACAAAACTACTATATTTGCAGCAGCCCGAACTTCGTCTAGAGTTCGGGCTTTTGCATTTCTAGGGCTCGCCACTGCGCGGGCTTTTTGCGTTTCTGGAGCCATCAATGCACATGGAGCACTGCAAACCCGTCGAGGACGCTGTGTGGTTGCATGAGGGCCAGCATGTCTTGATGCTATCTGGCCGCGCTGCCGTCGTGGCTGACGTTGGTCCGGTGGTGATCCGATTTGACTACCTCGGGAAGCACGTTAAGGCTGACGACTTCGTTGTTCTCCCGCGCCACCGCATTCCTGAGTTCGTTCGCATCTAACCACTACGCCGAGGAGGCGATAGCCTCATGGCAAAAAAGCTACCCCCCAAGCAGAAGCGCTTTGTCGAAGAGTATCTGATCGATCTGAATGCCAGCCAATCTGCGGTGCGCGCCGGATATCGCGGAGACCCAAATACAGTCGGCCCACGACTGTTGGCAAATGTTGGTGTCTCAACGGCTATCGCGGCTGCGATGAAAGCCCGCTCAGCGCGCACAGAAATCACCGCTGATAAGGTGCTCCAGCGCTGGTGGCAGATGGTTAACGTGGATGTGAACGAACTGGTGGAGTATCGCCGCACGAATTGCCGCTACTGCTGGGGCTTCGACCATGCATATCAGTGGGCGGACAACAGCGAGTATCAGCGTACTGTGGATGATGCGAAGCGCAACAAGCGCCAGGCGCCAAGCAATGGCGGTGGCTTTGGCTTTGTGGAAGCGCGTGACGCCAATCCCGCATGCCCGAAGTGTTCCGGCGAAGGCTATGGCCATATCCATGTGCATGACAGCCGCAAGCTGAGCGGCGCAGCCCGCCAACTCTATGCCGGTGTGCACCAAGGCAAGGATGGATTGCGTGTGCTGCTGGAGGACCGCGCCAAGGCGCTGGAGAACGTCGCCAGGCACTTGGGTATGTTTAACGACAAGATGACACTGCTCGGACCGAACGGTGGGCCGCTGCAGGCCATTGTGACAACGACCACTGACCCTCTTGAAGCTGCCAAGATCTATCAGGACATGATGAAGAGCTGACATGCCTATTCCGTTCCCGTTCGACTTCCGAGCACCGGATTATGTGCAGGTGTTCGAATGGCGGATGGAACGGCTCAAGCGCATTCGGGCAAATCCCGGCGTGCTGCCTGCGCTTAAGGCGTATTACCGCGATCACCCCGCGCAATTCATCATTGACTGGGGTATGACGTTCGATCCTCGCAATGTTGAGCGCGGCTTGCCGTCAAATATCCCCTTCCTGCTTTTCCCGAAGCAAGAAGAGTGGATCGATTGGTTTATTGAGCGATGGAAGTGTCGTGAGCCTGGGCTGACAGAGAAAACCCGGGATATGGGCATGTCCTGGCTAACCATTGCGCTGGCAGACACGGTTTGCTTGTTCAACCAGGGAATGGTGGTGGGGTTTGGATCAAGAAAAGAAGAGTACGTCGACAAAATTGGAGCCCCAAAGTCTCTGTTTTGGAAGGCGCGCCAGTTCCTTTCCATGTTGCCGCCTGAGTTTCGAGGATCTTGGGACGTCAACAAGCACGCGCCCCATATGCGCATCTTGTTTCCTGACTCTGACTCAGTGATTACCGGTGAGTCGGGCGATGGCATTGGCCGTGGAGACCGCAGTAGCTTCTACATCGTTGATGAATCCGCATTTTTGGAGCGTCCGCACCTGGTTGACGCTTCTTTGTCTGCTACCACCAACTGCCGTCAAGACATCAGTACACCGAACGGCATGGGCAATCCATTTGCTCAGAAGCGTTTCGGCGGCAAGATCAAGGTCTTCACGTTCCACTGGCGCGACGATCCGCGCAAGGATGATGCGTGGTACGACAAGCAGGTCGAGGAGCTTGATGCTGTAACGGTTGCCCAGGAAATCGACATCAACTACTCGGCATCCGTTGAGGTCGTGGTGATACCTTCCGCTTGGGTGCAAGCCGCTATTGGTGCGCATATCAAACTTGGCATTGTTCCAACAGGCATGCGCCGCGGCGCGCTGGACGTTGCCGACCAAGGCAAGGACAAGAACGCGTTTGCCGGGCGGTATGGTTTTCTGCTTGAACACATCGAGTCATGGTCTGGTAAGGGGAGCGACATATTCGAATCTGTTGTTAAGGCGTTCTCCATCAGCGACGAATGGCGTTACGACGGGTTTGAGTTCGATTCGGATGGTCTTGGCTCTGGCGTGCGTGGTGACGCTCGCGTGATCAATGAGGAGCGACAAAAGGAATCGATCCGGCAACTGGATATCAGCCCATTCCGTGGGTCTGGTGCCGTGCAGGACCCAGAAGGCGAGATGGTCAAGGATCGTAAAAATAAAGACCTGTTTGAGAATGCCAAAGCCCAGGCGTGGTGGGCGCTACGCATTTTGTTCCGCAATACCTATCGCGCTGTCGTTGAAGGCAAGCCATTTGATCCGGCTGAAATCATTTCCATCTGTCCCGAACTGAAAGAGCTTGTTCCGCTATCCATGGAGCTGTCTCAGCCGACCTATACGCCAAATAAAGCCGGGAAAATTGTTATCAACAAAGCCCCTGACGGAACCAAGTCTCCAAACCTAGCTGATGCCGTGATGATTTGCTTCTGCCCGAAGCTCGGCAACAACTCCGGCTTGATGGGCTATTACGGCGAGCTGATGGCGCAACAACAATCCTGAGGACCAAACCATGACCCATCGCGTTATGCCGCCGTCGAGCGGATTCTACAACCCGATCCCTGTTGGCGGAATCACCTACGCCTGCGCGGTAAATAGCACGCTGGATGTGCCAGATCATGTTGCCGATGTGATGGTAGCTAATGGCTGGACGCGTGCGGCGGATGGCGGTGCAAACACTACGGCTAACCGCCCGGTGGCGCCGAAGATCAACCAGACCTTTGTTGATACCACGTTGGGTTATGTCATTAAGTGGGACGGCAAAGCCTGGCGCAATCCTGTTACCGGAGCGGCGGTGTAAATCATGGCGATTCCCAAGGGTGCCGCAAAGTCTACGGCGCTTGCGCCTAGCTTCGTTGCGCGCGTCGCGGCTGGCGTGCGCTATATGGTTTCCGGCTCTGATCCGTCTTGGTTCGGTCCGGATACGCCGCTTGACCCCGTTACATCGCCGCAAGAGCAGCCAAGCGTAACGGGTCGCCAGCTCGACTATATGGTCGGGTTCAACACGATGACGCAGCCGCGTCAGAATGAGCCAGTCAGCTTTGAGCAAATGCGCGCGCTGGCGGACGGATATGACCTGCTGCGATTGGTGATCGAGACACGCAAGGATCAGCTGGCCGCGCTGAATTGGACGATCAAGCCCAAGGACGCTAAAGCTAAGCCAGATCAGCGTTGCACCGATTTGATTGCCTTCTTTGCGTTTCCAGACCGCGAGCACGCTTGGGATGATTGGTTGCGCATGGTGCTGGAAGACCTGTTCGTGCTGGACGCGCCTTCCATCTACGTCCGGCCGACGAATGGTGGACAAGTCTACAGTCTGGAACCAATTGATGGCGCGACCATCAAGCGCGTGATTGATGATCATGGCCGCACGCCGGCGGCGCCATTGCCGGCATACCAGCAAATCTTAAAGGGCGTGCCGGCCATTGATTACTCGGCTGACGAACTGATATACAAGCCACGCAACCCGCGAACCAGCAAGATCTACGGCTATAGCCCGGTCGAGCAGATCATCATGACGGTGAACATCGCGATTCGCCGCCAGCTCAATCAGCTCAGCTATTACACCGATGGCAACGTCCCGAACACAATTTTCCGTGTGCCGGCTAGCTGGAATCCGGATCAGATCAAGCAGTTCCAGCTCTGGTGGGATTCGCTCACCTCCGGGCAGAGCAAGCACGTCGGTCGGTTCATCCCGGAAGGGCCGGACCCGATCGACACCAAGCCGGCCGCTCTGAAAGACGAGATGGACGAATGGCTGGCGCGCATCGTGTGCTTCGCGTTCAGCGTCTCTCCGACGCCGTTCATCAAGTCACAGAACCGGGCCACGGCTGACAACGCCAAAGAGCAGGCCATGCAGGAAGGCCTGGCGCCGCTGCAGAAGTGGATCAAGGGGCTGGTCGACCTAGTGTTGGTGAAGCACTTCGGCATCACGGATCTGGAGTTCGGCTGGTCGGAAGAGGTTGCACTCAATCCGGTAGACCAGGCCACGGTGATGGATAAGAAGATCCGCAACGGATCGATGACCATCAACGAGTCGCGCGCGCTTGACGGCGAAGAACCGATTGAGGGCGGCGACACTCCGTTGATCTTTACCGCGGCGGGCGCCGTCACGCTGGACAGTGTAATCAATCCGCCACCACCACCGGCCCAGCTTGCGCCATTCGCTGGCGGGAATACCGATCCTGACGCTAGTGTTGGTAATGACGACGACCCGCAACCAGGCGGTAAAGCAACATCACCAGACAATGCCAAAACCGGTGAGAAGGTGGCCAAGGCAAAAAAAGCGTTGCGCCCGATCGACAGAGACCGCAAAGCAGTAACGGAGCAGCGGGACGAGTTGAAAAGGGCGCTGCAGGATCTGTTCAAGGCTCAGGCACCGCTCATAGCTGCTCAGGTGACTGCCAGCATGGGCAAGGTGGCAAAAAAGCGCCAATCCTCTACTGACGCCGATCAGATCGATCTGGATCTATCCGACTGGGATGACATCGTCTCGCAGACCACCTATGTGCTGACCTCTGTTGGCAAGGATGGTGTCGGCGAGGCGCGCACCCAGATCGATATGGACGTTGATGATGACGCGCTGAGTTTGGCCAATGACCATGCGATTGCCTATGCCAAAGACCGTGCCGCCGAAATGGTCGGTAAGAAGTGGGTCGATGGTGAGCTGGTAGATAACCCTGATGCTCAGTGGGTGATCACCGATAGCACGCGAACCATGATCAATGCTCAGGTCCAGCAGGCCATGGAAGACGGCCTGAGCAACGATGACCTTGCTGCCGCGATACAAGATGGCTACGCCTTCAGCGATGCACGCGCCGAAATGATAGCCAGAACCGAAACGGCTAATGCTGACGTACAAGGCAATCTCGCCCTGTACAAAGAAAGCGGAATGGTTAGCGGTAAACAGTTGCTGGCTGCGCCGGATTGCTGCGAGGAATGCCAGGATCTGAACGGCACAGTGGTTGGCCTGGATGACGATTTTCCCGATGGCGACCCGCCGCTTCACCCGAGCTGCCGATGCGACGTCCTGCCGGTGCTGGACGATGATGACGTCGAGGCGTATCGCCATACCGGCGACTTGGCGAAAGCCTACAACCCTGATCAGCCGCGCGATGAGCATGGAAGGTTCGGTGGTACCAAGGGCTTCATCGCTGGCGATGCCCCTGTTGAGGCGATCAATGCGGCACTGGGAAAGGCGCTTGAGAAAGGCAAAATCTTCTTTAGCGCGATGATGCATATCAAACTGAAAGAGAAACACGGCGCGGACTATGCGGCGGTAATGGCTGGAATGAAGGCGTGTTTGACCAAGCCGGATTACATTGGGGAGCACCCAGGGCATCCGGGGAAAATTATGCTGGTAAAGGCGGTTGAGGGACTGGAGCAAGGAAAGCCGGCAATGATCGTTTCAATGGTGGGGAGTCAGAACTCTCACGGGAATTTCCCTGGCGCATCTGCTTATGGCTTGAAGCAAAGTCAACTTGATCGGTTTGTTGCTGGCGGATATCTCAAGAAAACCTAAAGCCCGCACAAGGCGGGCTTCGGGGTTGAACCTGAGACAGATGCCATCCTGTATCTCTTGGGGAATCCTTGCGGACCCTTAATCACCAGTCTTTCGACTGGCGCGGTGGTAGGCTGTTCCACCCTCAGCAGGTTCAAAGCCATTATCGCCCGGCAGTGCTTCAAATACAACCCACCAGCCGGTGGGTTATCCATATTTAAGGACCGGCAATGAAACTGTTTGCTGAAATCAGCAAGACCGAGGAGCTGGACGACGGCACCATCAAGGTGTGGGGCTATGCCAGCTCCGACGTCGTCGACTCCGACGGCGAGACCATCACCGCAGATGCGATGAAGGCCGCGCTGCCAGACTACATGAAGTTCGGCGCCGTGCGCGAAATGCACCAGGCTAAGGCCGCGGGTACCGCAATCGAAGCCGAAGTGCAGGAGGATGGCCGTACCTTCTTCGGCGCGCACGTCGTCGACTCCGAAGCCGTCAAGAAGGTCAAGGCAGGCGTCTATAAGGGCTTTTCCATCGGCGGCAAGGCCACCGAACGCGACGAGTTGAACAAGTCGATCATCAAGTCGCTGAAGCTGGTCGAGGTATCCCTGGTTGACCGACCAGCTAACCCGGAAGCCGTGTTTACCATGTACAAGGCCGAAGGCCTCGGCGATGGCGATGGAGGTGGTGGCGCGCCAGCTGCCGAAGCGCCGGCCATCGACCAGCTGGCCGATCTGCTCAACAAGAGGCAAATCACGCCCGAGCAGCTGCTGGGGTTGGCCAAGACTGCCGCAGCGCCAGCGCCCGACACCCTAGAGAAGGGCATGTGGTCGGTGCAGGACTTCGCCAGCGTTATCGCGACGCTCGGCTGGATCTGCCAGGACGCGCAGTCTGAAACCGATTGGGAAGGCGATAGCAGCCCGGTCCCGGCCCAGCTGCGCACCTGGTTTGCTCAGGGTATTGAAATCTTCAAGGCCATGGCCGCCGAAGAGACCGCCGAGCTGCTGGCCTCGCTCAAGACGTCCGCCGGCGAGATCGACGTGATCGAGATGGCCGCGCGCGGCAGCGATATTGCCAAAGCCGGCGCCAAGTTCAGCAAGGACGCCAAGGACAAGTTGGCCAAGGCGCATCAGGCGATCAAGGCCGCATCTGATCACCTGGCGTCCACCGGCTACGACCAGGACGGCGCCGATAGTGACACAGGCAAGGCCGCTGGCGCCGATGATCTGGCAAAGGTGGCTGGCGAACTTGATCTTGCCAAGTCTGACCTGGTCAAGGTTGCCGGCGAGCGCGACGCCCTACAGAAGCGGGTGAAGGAGCTCGAAGCCATGCCGGCGCCTGGCAAGGCCCTGCTGAAAGCCGTTGGCAAGGCCGCAGATGTCGGCGACACGCTGTCGGGTGACAGCGCGGTTGTCAATAAGGTCGCTCCGGTGGTCGATGCTCGGGGCGAAGAAAACGAAGTTGCAAGCCTGATCAAGATGGTTCACTCGTCCGGTGGCGTGCGCGCCTCGGTATAACTCAACCAAGCAACGCCCTGTAACCCGCCTAGTGCGGGTTTTTCTTTTCAAGCCATCCGCACGGGTGGCTTTTTCCGTTTGGAGACCCTGATGGGTGCAAATACCACCGAAGAAACCATCGCGCTGCTGAAAGTGGCGCAGTCCAACCCGGACGACATCATCAAGTCGTTCGTGCAACCGTCGTCGGTAACCACCGGCTTGCAGGCGTACAACCTGGAAGCGCCGTCCAAGAAGCTCTACCCGGTGATGACTCCGCTGCGCAACTCCATTGCGCGTATTGGCGGCGGCTACGCCATCCAGGCGAACTGGAAGGCAATCACCAATATTAACGTCGGGAACACCCGAGCCGGTGTGGCCGAAGGTCAGCGCGGCGGTGTTATCAACAACGCCGAGACCGAGTACTTTGCTGCTTTCCGTGGCTTTGGCCTGGAAAACTCCCTGACGTTCGAATCGGGCTATGCCGCCAAGAACTACGAAGACCTCAAGGCGCTAGCTACTCAGACCACTCTTGAATCGACCATGATCCAGGAAGAGCGCCTGATCCTCGGCGGAAACACCTCACTGGCGATGGGCACTACTCCAACCCCTACATTGGTTGGCAGCACTACTGGCGGCGCGCTGCCGGCGCAAACCCTGTCTGTAATCTGTGTGGCCTTGAGCCTGCAGGCCTACTTGGACACTGTTGGCGTCAATAACGGTGCTAGCGGTCAATCCTTTAGCGCTAGTTCTGCATCTGTTCCGGGGCAGATCACCCGCACCAATGCGGACGGTACTACCACCACCTTTGGTGGCGGCTCAGCCCAGAAGTCCGCCAACGCTACCGTGACCACCACTGGCGCCAACTCTTCGGTGACCTCCTCGGTTGCCCCCGTCAATGGCGCCGTTGGCTATGCATGGTACTGGGGCCCCGCTGGCGCGGAAGTGCTAGGTGCTGTGTCGAGCATCAACTCGGTTGTCATCGCCGCTGCTGCTGCAGGCTCGCAAACCGCCGCTAGTCTGCCCTCGCAAGATAGCTCGACTTGCTCACTGGACTTTGATGGCCTGTTGACCCAGGCATTCAAGCCGGGTAGCAACGCCTATATTGCCGTTCAACCGACCGGCACTGCTGGCGTGGGCACTCCGCTGACCTCGGATGGCGCGGGTGGCATTGTTGAGTTTGAAGTAGCATTCCGCAACTTCTACGACAAATACCGCTTGAGTCCGACCAAGATTTACGTGTCGAGCCAAGAGCTGGTCAATATCACCAAGAAGATCGTCGCTAACGGTGGCGCACCACTGCTGCGCATGACGACCGACGCAAACAACCTGGGCGCCATTCAGGCCGGCGTGGTTGTCGGTGAGTATCTGAATAAGGTGATGGGTACCAAAATCCCGCTGGTTGTTCATCCGAACGTTCCAGCTGGCACCGTGTTGTTCTACACCGAGCGTCTGCCGTATGCGCTGAGCAACATCAGCAACGTCTGCCAGATGCTGATGCGCCAGGACTACTACCAGCTTGAATGGCCGCTAGTGACCCGTAAGTATCAGTACGGCGTCTATGCGGACGGTGTGTTGCAGCACTACGCGCCGTTCTCTCTCGGCCTTATCACCAATATCGCCAACGGCTAACGGCTGATCACGGCCCGGCTCTTTGTCGGGCCGAATCTAAAGGAAATCGCAATGGACCCAATCCAACTAAATGCGCCTTCCGGCGTGTCGTCGGTATCGTATAGTGGCCAGGAATATCAGGCCGTAAAGGGTGTCGTCTCGGTTCCGAGTGACGCGGTACCGGATCTGCTGCAACAAGGCTTCTCGCTTGCGGGGTAATCCATGGGCGATCTAACGACACTGGCGAATGTGAAAGCGTGGCTCAGCCTCACCGAAACCACTGACGATGCTTTGCTGGCGGCGCTAATCAGTGCCGTCAGCAACTATATCCAGACCTGGCTGAATCGCACGATTATCGAGGCTCCGTACAGCGAGGCGCGCAACGGCATTGCGGGTGGCGACACGCTGGTTCTGGCCAACTATCCAGTGCAAAGCGTTTCGTCGCTGACGATTGATGGCCAGATCATTCCGCAGTCGCCGGACTACGTGGCCAGCGGCTACTGGTCTGACGATATCGCGGTTTATCTGGTCGGCTACAGGATGACGCGCGGGCGCGGGAATGTGCGGTTGAGCTACACGGCAGGCTATTCCAGCGTGCCGCTAGAACTGGCCCAGGCCTGTACCGAATTGGTGGCATTGCGCTATAGCGAGCGCGACCGGATCGGGCATCAGTCCAAATCACTCGCCGGCGAGACGGTCAGCTTCATGATCAAGGATTTCCCGCCTGATGTGCTAACGATCCTCAACAACTACCGGAAGGTGGTGCCCTTATGATCACCGGGCGGATTACTGGCGATCGTGAAGTTCTGGCCACGTTTAACCGGATGCCTGGTGGCCTGCAAGACAAGCTGGCCAAGACCATCACGCGGCTGTGCCTAAAGCTGCAGGTGCATGTGGTGCAGGATAAGTTATCCGGTCAGGTGTTGAACGTTAAGACAGGGCGCTTACGCCGCAGCATCACGTATGCGGTAACTACGCCGGGCGCATCATCCGT